CCCTCGAGCAACCTACGTGCAGACCATCACGACCGGGCGCGCGGCACCACCGCCACCGCCCGGCGTGCCGATCATTGCTAGCAGCGCCGCCGAGGTCATGGTGAGACTGCCACTTGCTGCACCGGTCGCGCTAAATGTGCCGCTCGGTGACGGCGCATCCTGCAGCCAAGAGAATCGCGACCCCGGGCCGCTGCTTGTCTGGATGTCTTCATCGGTCAAGCCTCCCGTTATCGATGACCACGTCGTTGCGTTCGCGGTGCCCACGCCGTGCAAGACGAGCAGCAGCTCGTGCGTCTGCGCTGGCGTCAACGATGGCGCCGTGCCGGTCAGGCTCGTCGAACCGCTGTAGGTGTTCGCCGAGACTTGATCGACATTCACCGCAAGCGCGCTCACGCCTGTCTTTCGGATGACGATCGAACAGAGATTCACATAAGCGGCGCCGGTCAACGTGAATGCCGGCGTCTTGGAATCGCCTGTCGACCACTTGCGCGAAAACAGCATGCCGCTCCCGGCGCCCAGGTGCGTCGTCCATCCCGCGGGCGGCGTCAGGACATAGGTCGGGTGACTGCTGTCGCCGTTGACGCCCCACACGACGACCAAATCGCCGTCTTGCACGTTCATCCAATCGAGATTGATCGTGCGTGATGCCCCGTTTGTGTTGTCGTTGATTCGACCGCACACGATCGGCATGGCCGCCGCGAGCGTGGCGCCGGCCGCGCCCGATGCCTTCAGCGCAATCTGCATGCCAAAGTGCATATGTGCGTTGTTCGTGTTCGTCGCGGTCTTCGGGCCGGTGGGCGTGCCATCGGTCAGTGCGAGGTCAGAAATTCGCACCATTGGCCCCGAGGTCGACGAGGCGCGCGAGGTCATGCCCGAAGGCGTGTTCAATGTCCCGCTGCTGCTGCCGCACTCGCACATGATCGCGAGCAATTGGCTGCCGTTGAAATTCGGGTTCAATGACGGCGCGACGATCGTGTTGTTGTAAGTCGTGAAGGTGTCAGAGATTGACAGTTGGTTTGAAAAGTTGGACGCATCGACCGGCGAGGTCGTGTCGAGTCCCGTGTAGGTCACGCACGCGGATTCCCACCAGTCACTACGGCTCGATGAGCATGTGATGCCTGTCGTCGCGTCGCCCGTTTGGAACGCGCGCCAGCACACGACGACACAGCCGTTGTTGTGCAGCACCGTCCAGCCCGAGGGCGGCGTAAACGTCGCCATCGTGTTCGATGTCGGCGAGTTCTGCGCCTGCACATAGCAGAGGAACGACACATCGCCGACCGCCACACCTGACGGCAGGCTGATCGACGTACTCGACGCGTTCGAGTTCGGGCCGGTCGTGCCGCCGCGCAGAGTGATCGACATTACCGCGTCCCTGCGAGCACGAAGCCCGGATCGGCGAGCGTTGTATCAGGCGTGCCCGGCGCGATGATCGCGAGCACATCGCCGGCCGCGAATGTCTTCGAGGTGCCGCTCGTCGTCGTGAATGTCGCCGTCGTGCCGCCGGCCGCAATCGACACGCTGCCGATGCTTGCGCCGTTCTTCTGGATGTCGAAGACCGTCGTCGCGGTCGCGTTGGCTGACGCCGTGAAGTACGAGCCGGCGAAGTTGGCGGCGAACGTGACCGCACGCGCGATCGGTACACGCGCCACCTTTGCGCTCGCGGTCGGAATGCCGGGATAGAAGCCCATCACGTCGAACGGCTGCGTCGAGGGCGGTGTTCCCTTGAACGAACATGAGGTCGCCTTGCCCGTCGCGATGCTGCCGCCGCTTGCCATCAGCGTCAGGCCGGTGAACTTGTAATAGCCCGAGGCCGCGGTCGGCAGTCCCGACCACTTCCAGAGCTGCCACTTCGTCGCGTCGTCGTTCTGCGCGATGTGGATGTACCCGTCAGGCGGCAGCGAGGCGAAGAATGTCACCATGCTCACGCCGGGCGCGGTTTGGTTGTCGAAGTACAACGCCGTCGCGCTCGCCTGGGTCGCGTTGTTCCACTTGAACAGGCCATTGCCCGGGTCGCTATCGGCGGTGCTGCTCGTGTCGCTCGTGTACACCTCGTCGGTGTCTACATCGGTCGTGCCGCTCAGCGTCGCCAGCGTCGCGCCGATTTCCTGCAGCACCGTCTCGGCGTTGGTGCCGGTGTAGTAGTTGCCGGCATCGGCGACGGTCACCGCCGACGCGGCAACCGCGCTGATCGAGGCTGCATGGTCGAAGATGCCGCCGACGCTGCTGCGCTCGTCGTGATAGGTCAGCACGCCCGAGGCGAACACCGCGCGGCCCACGCGCCCATAGGTCGCGGTGTCGTTCCAATTGGTTGTCCCCGTGCTGACGCTGACCGCGCGTGTCGTGCGGTGCGCGACGATGTAGTTCGTCGTGTTGTTCGTGCAGGTGACGGTCGTGTCCGCGACGCTGTTCGCGTCGAAGTCGCCGCCATTGATGCCGACCACGAGCCCGCTATCGGCCGGCTTGTTGTGGCTGTAGAGGAACGCTTGCCCGAGCGCTGCATTGTTCTCGTTGACCTGCACCTCAGCCTCTGCGGCCGGCGGCGAGTCGATCGTCTGGTAGGTCATGCTGCGGCCTCAAGGATGTGACCCGCGCCCACGGCGCCGGTCTGTGTGATGCGGACATACACGGTCGTCTGATTCGCGCCGAAGTCGGTCGTCTGCTGCGCGCTCGTGTACGTGCACGTTGCCGAGCCCGACACGGCAATCGTGCGTTTGAGCGTCGTGTACGTGCTGTCGTAGACCTTGACCGTGTACGCCTCGCTGTCTTCGCCGAGCGGTGCATTGATGCCTTCGGCGAGGAAGCGATACGCGAGCCGCGTGCGGCGGCGCCAGGTCATCGTGATGTCGCCGGTCGCCACGTCGCGCAGCGCGCGCAAGTCAACTGGCGCAAACGGTTTGAGCCGTTCCGCATTGATGGTCGCGCTGCCGCTCGGCGTGCCGCTGATCGTGTCGCCGACGCTGACCGCCTTGAACGGCAGCGACACGCCGAGAAACGAGGTGCTGATCGCCATGTCGCGCAGGTTCGTCGTGGTCAGCGGCACCGCCCGATCGCCGGCCGCGTGTCCGCTCATCGCGTACTCGGTGCCGCGCCGGCCGCGTAGCAAGCCGCGCAGCGTGTACGTGCCGTCGCCTTCGAGCGTGGCCTCGCGGTACTGCAGGATTTCCCACCCGTTCGCGCCGTTGATCGCGATCGGGTTATTGCCGGCCAGCACACCGGCGCGCGTGGTGCTCGCGAGCGTGCCGTTCTGGATCGACACGTTCACGCTGTTCGCTTCGTCGAAGACGTTGCCGCCGGTCCAGCCGCCGAGGGCGTCGGTCGTGTAGCCCATCGCGGAGCCCGGGCGCGGCATCGTCGCGAGCCGGGTCCACCCGGTGCCGCCGTCCGTGCTGTCATAGATCACGGCGCCATGCCAGTAAGGCGCGAGGCCCCATGCGGCCACATACGCGCCGCTGTGATTCTGTGCATCGGCGAGCAGCGGCACATCCATGACCTGCATGACCGTCGGCACCTGAATCGACGGCACCTGCCCCGGGAATGCACCCTGCACGCCGCTGCTCGTCTGCGTCACGACATCGGCATCGTCGGCGACGCCCTCGAACTTGAGCACGCCGCCGTCTTGCGTGCGCCGCAGCACGCGCACGCGCCGGCCGTCGAGCACGATCGGATCAGTGGGCGACAGCGCGACATAGCGGCAGTGTGTCGCCCAGCTCAGCCGGTCGCGGCTCGCCCAGCGATCGAAGATCAGCGCATCCGCGGTGCGCTTGTTCTCGGTCGCGGTCAGCACGACCGCGGTGCTGAGCGATTCTTCCTCGCCGGCCTGAATCGCGCGGCGCTCGCCGTATTGCGTGCCGGGCTGATGGTCGGTCGACGGGTCCGGCGCGGTGACGGCGAAGCGCTTCGGCAGTTCGATTTCCTGCGTGCGCGTCATCACGATCGCCTCGTCGGTCGCCTTGTCGATGCCGGCCGCGCATTCGTCCTCGGTGATCGTCGCGACGGTCGCGCCGCCGCGCCGCCGGAAATAGAGTTGGTCGTCTTCCTCGACGCCCTCGAACAGGAACACGCGCGCGAGCTGCTCGACCGCGCTCACCGCCGGCCCGGCCTGGGCCACGATGTAGCCGCGCAGCCGCATCCCGAGTTCCGACACGTCGACATCGCCCGAGGTCAGGCCCGACTCGACCGACAAGCGCCGCACCGCCGCGCCGACCGTCGCGCCGAAGTAGTCGAACTCCCATGGCTGATAGGAGCCCAGCGCGAGCAGCGAGCCCCCGGCCTGCGGGAATGCGTTCGTGATACCGAGCGTGCCGTCGCCGGTCACGGCGCCTTGATAGAGCAGCTCGAACGTGCCGGCGTTCAGAATCGTCGCCTGCACGATGCCGACCACGCCCGACAGAATGATGATGCTGTCGGTGCCGCTGTCGTACGTGACGCTGCCCAGGCTGTAGACACTCGCGCCGGCCGGATAGTCGCGCACCTCCATCGTCGGCGGGTCCGCGTCGGTGACGGTCCAAATGCGACCCATGATCACGATGTACCGGCCGCGCGTCGGGTCGAAGCATGCGAGCGCGCTCTGAGCCGAGCCGTCGATCAGGAACGAGAGCGGCAGCCCCGTGATGATCGCGTCCATCGTTTCATAGTGAATCTTCGGACCCTCGAACAGCTCGATCGTCCCGGCGTCCGATGTGACCGGCCCATTGAGGCGCAGCACGTCGACGTTGAAAGTGCCGGCCCCGAGCACGACCGTGCTGCCGCCCGCACAAATCCACGCCGCATTCGGCCGGAAGTACACCGCCCGCCGGTGCGGTTCCCATGCGAGCCGCGGCACGCCGCCGGCCAGCGTGAACGCCGAGACTTCGCCGAGCGTGCTCGCGTTGAACCGATAGATCGTGGCGCCGGTGCCGCTGACCCATACCTCGTCGAGCGGCGGCACGTAGCACATGTAATTCCGGTCGATGACCTCATTGCTACCCGTGACGCCGGGGTGCGTGATCGACAGCAGCGGTTCGCCGGTGTAGCGGTCGATGCGCGTCAGCTTGATGCCGGCAGTCGGCGAGACGCCCGTCGTGTTCGGGTACGTCATGTAAATGACATCGCCGTTCGACGCCTGCGCGGCGCCCATGATCAGGCTGCCGAAATACACGCTGCCCGAAAGGCCGATGAGCGTCGGGTCCGGCCCGAGCTTCGTGCCGACGCTTTGCCACGTGCCATCGGCGACGCACTCGACGGTGATGCTCGGCAGGCGGTTGCCGAATTTCTCAAGCGGCAGCCGATGGAACACGATGTAGCCGAACCCGCGATAGGCCGGCACGTTGCCCACACCGAGCGCGGCCTCGATGGTCGGGTCGGGCAGTTGATCCTCGCTGCCCCCATAGAACGTGTACGAGACATCGCCGAGCGCCGGCTCGACCGTGCCGTCGAAGATCAGCACCGCGTCGGCCCAGATGCGCCGCACGCCGCGCAGCGGCCCATACCCGAGCAGCACCGCGAACGTCCCGAAATACGAGTACGTGATCGTCGTATTCGTCGGCCCGCCACCCTTCGAGTCCTGCTCGTTCTCGGTGGTCACTTCCTCGATGTCTTCCGACCAGATGACATTGCCGGCGACGCGCACGGTGCCGAACAGGTACGGGATCGCGGCGCCGTACGTGCTGATCTGCACGCGACGGTCATCGAGGCGCGGGCCGCGCTGCTCGGTGTCGGGCTCGAACTGATACCCGACATAGGTGCCGATTGCCGAGCCGATCGCGCCGCCCCACGGCCCGCCGAGATACGTGCCGATGACGGTGCCGACCACCTGAAAAATCTGCGTCGTGCTCATGGCGTCGAGTACTCCACGCCGGGCAGCGCGTACAGCGCGACGATGCGGTTAAGCCAGAGCTGATCGAGGCGATGCTCGACGACGCGGCGCTGCTGCGCGAGCGCATGCACGATGCTGTGCCCGCCGTGCACGTAGTCGGCGACGATGCCCATGTGCTGCGGGTCGGCGTCGAAGCGCATCAGCACGACGAGGCCCGGGGCGAGCGCACTCGAGGGCAGCTCGACGCAGTGCTCGCGCAGCACCTGCCGCATCGTGTCGCCGTTCGGCAGGCGCCCATAGTCGTGCGTGTCGAACTCGCTCAAGCCGAGGTCATGCGCGATGCACACGACGAGGCCGGCGCAGTCGACACCGGCGCGGCTGCGCCCCTGGTGATGCCAGCGCACGCCGAGATACGAGCGCGCTGCCGCGACGACTTGAGCGGGCCACGTGATCATTTCAGCCATCACTGCCCGCCGAAGCGGTTCACCTTGTCGATGCCCGGCAGGTCCGGGAAGCCGCGAAAGTTCAGGATGTTTCCGAACTCGGCGATGCACGCCTCGCGGGTCTTCGGGCAGCCGGCCGAGATGCTGAACGTGTCGCCCGGTTCCACGGCATCGACCATCGGCAATTGCAGCGCGAGCGTCCCATCGGCGGCCGACGTTTTCACTTCCATCGTGCGGCCGACGTTCGCGCCTGCTGTCCACGTGATCAGGCCCGCGGCGAAGTAACCGGCCGGCGGCGTGCCGGTGCTGCTCGGCGTGAGGCGCACGGTCGATGCGGCAAGGTCGGTGCTGAACTGCCGGTTGCTCGCAACTGCCGTGACCTCGCCGGTCGTCGTGTAGTCGGTCAGGTCTTTCGTACAGCGCGCATCGCCGAGCGCTGCCGCGCAGCCCGGGCCGACGAGTTCACCGATCGACACGTTCAGCGCACCGGCCAGATTGCGAAGCTCGACGGTGTAGTTCGAGCCGCTGAACTTGAACTCGCCGAACCACCCGCGCAGCTCTTTGAGCGTGCCGAGCGTCGGGTCAGCCCAGTTCGCTTGAAAGACGTGGACCGCGGCGTAGTCCCACATGCCGGCGTCGACATCGGCTTCGACGATCGACGCGCTGTTGAGCACGCCTTTCGCTTCGAGGTTGTCGACCGTGAGGCCGGTCGAGCTGACGACGCTGCTCGGGTCGAAACCCGGTTGATAGGTCAGCCCGGCAACCGTCACCGGCTGATCGTGCGAGGTCAGCCCGATCGTGAGCCCGTCGCGCCGCTCGATCTTGATGAACGAGGCGAGGCGCGTGCTGCTGAGCAGGACATGCGCGGCGAGGCCACCCGCAAGGGTTTTCATTCGCGTACCTCGACCAGCGGCACCGAGGCCCAGCCATGCAGCGAGCCGATCGTTTCGGAGTAGTGCACGAGCGTCGCCTGTAGCTTGTCGGTGTCGTACCGAACCGGCACGTCGAACTGAAACGCGCACTCAAGAACTGCAGCGCCTGGTGCAGAGCCGAACGTCACGATCCCGGTTTCGGCGGCGAGCGTCACGCTCGTGAGCACAGTGTCTTTCCACACGCTGAGCGTGCCGGCGACGGGGCGCGTGATCTTGCGGAATTCCTCGAAGCCGCTGACGCTGCCGTATTTCTTGTAGAGCTGGAACGTCGTGCTCGTGAGCAACGTGAGCACGCCCTCGCCGCGCGCCGCGGAAAAGTCGGCGTGATCCTTGAAGCGGAACATGTGCGCTCGCCCGCGGGCCATGCGGAAGTGCGCGCCGACGACCGCGAAATCCTCGTTCGTCTTGACGCCCTGCGATGCCTCGTACTCGTGGCGCGAGCGCGACCAATTTTCGTTGCGCTGTTCTTCGCCGCTGCGCAGCGCCGTGACATCGGTCGACCACGTTGGGCCCCCGATCGGGCCGGGCGCGATGTCGATCGGGAAGCGTTGCGACAGGTAGCCCATGCGGATCAACCCCCGTTGCGGCGCAGCACGCGCTGAATGCCTTGCCCGATCGCGACGCCGTGCTGCGTCGCGCTGTCGCGGCTCATGTTCGGCGCCGGCTGCACGTAGATCGCCAGCGGTCGCGCGCTGTCGGCTGTCGCGGTGGCTGTTTCGGCGCGGCGCACATCGCTTTGCCCACCGCCGCCGGTGACGGCCGGATTCATCTGGCCGCGATCGAGCAGGCCGACGACACCGCCGTCGTGATAGCGCTGCACGATGCCGCCGTCGTGCATCACGTGCGCCGGCTTGCCGTCGATCAGCGTCGCGAGGAACTTGCGAAACGCGGGCGTCAGGTTGTCTTGATGGCGCGGGTCGTCGGCGTGCAGCACTTCCTCGCGCTTACCCTTCGGGCCCCCCATCAGGATCGCCGGCACCTCGTTCGGGCCGAGCACGGTGCCGCCGTCGTGATAGCGCGGTGCGCCCAGGAATAGCGAAGCATCGACCGGCTGGCGCCTGCCACTGCGGCTGACGATCCCGCCGTCGTGCCAGAAGTACGCGAGGCTTTCGGCCGACATGCCTTCGAGCCCAGTGCCGCTCGTGACGGTGCCGCCACCGCTGCTGCTGCCGCCGAACAGCGCGAGCAGGCTGCCCAGGCCGCCCCCGCCGCCGCTGCTTGTCGAGCTGAGCAACTGCGTCAGGTAGTTCACGAACACGCTGAGCGCCCCGGGCATCCCGCCGAGCGCCGTCGAGCCGCGAATCGCGCTTTGCGCGAGCGACGAAATGGCGGTGTCGAACGTGGCCGCGTTCGTCGTCGCGGTCTGCCCGAGGCCGTCGAGCGACTTCGCTGCCGCGTCGGCGCTGTCGGCGCTCGTGCTGATCGCATCGGCCTCGGCTGTCGATGCCTCTACAGCAGGCGTAGCAGCCCCGGGAAGCGCCGCAACGGGCTCGGTGGGGGCAACCGTACCAGGGGGCTTGCCGAGCGCCCCAGAGGCCGCGTTTGCCGCCTCGGCGAGCGCCTGCAGCGCGACCGTCGCGCGCTCGGTTGCTGCCTGCTGCGCGAGGTCGACGGGGCTGGCGCCTGCTGCCGTGGCTGCCGCGGGTGTCGGGATTGTTCCTGTCGGCAACGCGACCGGCATCGTGTCGTGGTCGGTGCGTGTGAAGTCGCCTGTCGTGAGCGGTCGCGCGCCGGCCGGCGCCGCGGTGCTGCCGCCGAGCCCGAGGGCCTTCGCCGCGTTGTTGATCAGCTTCTCAGCGCCGCCGCCGGTGCCACCTGCGCCGAGGCCCTTGATCCATTTCGTGATGTCGTCGCCGATCGGCTTCGTCACCAGGTCGCGGAAGACCAGCCGGAACAGGTCTTTGCCGAGGTCGCGCACCACGTCGCGCAGCTTCTTCCCTTCAATGATCGCGTCCTCGAACGACTGCGCGATCGACTCGCCGCCCTGCGCCGCGAGTTCGTTGAACCGGATGAGGCCCGGGTCTTTCGCGTCGAACGCACGTTCGCGCGCGAGCTTCAAGTTCTCGTAGAACGTGACGAGCGCCGGGTCAGCGACGCCCTTGTTCAGTTCGGCGCTGCGCTGCACCAGCTCGCCATAACGCGCGACCTGCGCATCCAGCTCGGCGAGCTGCTTCGTGTGCAGGTCCAGCAAGCCGCGCTCGGTTTCGTTGCGCCCCAGGCTCAGGCGCTGCGCGTTGATCAGGAACAGTTCTTCGTCGCGTTGATGCTGCTCGGTGAGGCGCCCGGTCGCTTCCTGTTCCCTGTTGGCCTTGGCCTGCAGGTCGAGTTCCTGCGTCAGCTTCGCGAGTCGCGTCGGGTCGCCGCCGGTCTTGCCGCCGAGCGTCTTGCGCGCGTCGTCGAGGCGCTGCGCGTTGCGCAGCAGCTCGGCGCCGTACTTGTCGCCGCTCAGCTCGGCAATCTGCGCGTCGATGTCGCGCAGGTTCTTGAGCAGGTCTTCGGTCGAGCGATCCTGCTGCGTGCCGGCCTTCTCGGCAGCCTGCCCGGCTTCGCGGAATGCCTTGGCTTGCCGGTCGATCAGCTCATTGATTTTGTTCTGATCGTCTTCCTTCGTCGCCGCGTCTTTGGTCTTGCGCTTGTGGTCCTTCAGCGCCTCGATTTCCTTCGTGAACCCTTCCTGCTGGCGGGCGAGGAATTCGAGCTGCGCTTTCGACTTCGCTTCGTAGAACTCGTCGACGCTCACGTCGCCGTGCTGGAACAGTTCGGTCAGCCGCTCGTCGCTGAACTGGAACAGGTCGCGCTCGCGTTCGAGGCCTGCTTCGAGCGCTTTTAGCCGGCCTTCGAGTTGCTTCTTTAGCAGCGCTTCGACCTTGCCCGGGTCCGCCAGCTCGGGCGCGTCTTTCTTGTCCGGTGTCGACGGCTTCACGAGTTCGGGATTCACGACACCGCGACCGCCGCCGATGCGCAAGCCCCGCAGCGCCTCGTTCGCGGCGTCGGCCTTGAGCCGCATTTCGTCGAGGCGCTGGATCAGCCCTTGATTGCCGGGATCGGCGGCGAGCTGCCGCTTCAAGTCTTCGACGACCTTGTTCAGGTGGCGCGCTGCCTCGGTGGTCTTCTCCAGCTCGGTCGGGTCCGCGATCAAGCCGCTCAGGAAGTCGAGCCCCCCGGCGACGAGGTTGTTCGGCGTGATCTTCGCCATCTGTTCGAGCACGGCGAGGAACAACCCGCCCTCGCGCGCCGCGTCGACGAACCTGTCGGTGATGCGAACCAGCGCGTCGATGAGCCCGGTCGCGAGCTGAATTTTCAGTTTCTGACCGGCCACATCCAGCCGGGTCAGGTTGTCGTTGAACTGCTGTGCCTTGTCGGCGAAATCGTCGGTCAGCACGCCGCCGAACTTTTTAAGTTCTTCGCCCGCCTTGCGCAGCCCTTCCCTGCCATCGTTGAGCAGCGGAATCCACCCCTCGAACGTCTTGCCGAGCGTCGCATTCGCGAGCGCGTTTTTCTTGGCGCCGTCGTTGTACGTGCTGAACCGCTCGGCGATGACTTCGAGCACCTTGTCGGTGCTGTTGATGTTGTCGCGTAGAAACTTCTGACTGATCCCCATCGCCTGGAATGCGGCGACTTGTTCAGCCTCGCCGCGTGCGCCGGCGGCGATGTTCAGGCTCAGCTTTTTGAGCCCGGTGTTTAGGTCTTCGTTGCTGAGGTTGGCGAGCTTCGCGGCGTACTCGTACGTGCTGAGCGTCTGGACCGAAATGCCGGTCTTCTGACTCAGCTTCCCGAGCGCATCGGCCTGCTCATAGATCGGCTTGGGGTTGATGTGCTCGAAGGCTTCTATCGCGGCGCCGACCGCCGCACCGATCGCGCCGATGCGCCCGACGATCGCGGTCGCGCTGGCCTGCAGCGCCTGCAGGTTGCGCTTGGCCGAGGCGAACGCGGCGCCGGTGTCGTCCTTCCCGCTGATGACGATCTGTGCTTGTGCTTTTTCGGCCATGACGCGCGCGCCTCAGTTGATCGACGTTTGCGCCTTGAGCGCACGCACGAACGCGCGGGCGCTGGCGCCGGTCGAAGGCTTTTGAATCGGGCGCGGCGCCCAGCGGCGCGGCAGGAACTCGGCGGCGCGAAACATCGAGTTATCGCGTTTCTTGAGCGGCCCGTTCGCCGCTGCGGCCATCGACTGCGCCCAGCGTTCAAGCTCCGCACCGGGGCCGATGCCCTCGACCTCCATGAACGCGAGCCAGTCGCCGAACTCCGCGGCCGACATGCGCTCGCCGAGTTCTTCGACCGTGCAGCCGAAGTGCCACGCCAGCCAGTGCGCCGCCCGCAGCTCGGGGCGGCTCAGGAGTTTTTTTCGGCGTCCTCGCCGATGCCGGAAAGACGCATCACGGCATTGAACAGCTCGACCACGGTGTCGCGATTCGCCACACCGAAGACCGACCACTGTTCGGGCGTCATCAGCGGCGCGTCGTCCGCATCGAGCACGCAGCCCGCGAGCGCATGCGGGATTGTCACGAACATCGCGGCCGGGTCCGCGCGGTCGTGACGCCGCGCGACCGCTTCGACCGCAAGCCGCGTCGCGAGGCCCATCTGCACGACGGCAACCGAACCACCGAGCGCAGCTACTTCCACTTCCTCGCGCTTTCGCTCCGCATGGGTGATCGCCTCGCGCTTGATCAATGGCATGGGTCATGTGCTCCCGGTCGTGCCGTGTGAGGGATCAGCCGTACACGTTCGGCAGACCCTGCGATTCGAGGCTCACGTTCGTTTTCACGACCTCTTGCGCGCTGCCGGTCGGCGCACCGCTCGCGGCGGCGTACGCGTAGAACACGAACTGAGCGCCATCGCTGAACGTGAAAACCACCGCTTCGGGCGTGCGGCTCTTGGTGATCGCGACGAGCCGCTTCATCGCGGCGTCACCCGGATCGAAGATGCAGCCGAACGAATAGCTCGACGGCGAGAAGACGGTCGGCACGCGGCGCCGAATCTGATCGTGAATCGTCGTCACATCGGCGAACTCGGGGTCGCCGCCCGAGGCGTTGATGTCCTGCACGGTCGTCATCGAGTCGAACGTCGCGACCGGAACCGCGGTGCCGCTGATGAACGTCGTGTAGTTCGTCGAATTCTCGCCTTCGAGTTCGAGCGTGTTGCCGGCGGCGTTGACGTTCGCGACGCGAAAGACGCGGTTCTTCAACTCGACCATGCCGGCGGTGTCGGGCAGGATGATGAAGTCGCCGTTCGCCGGGTCCGTGCCGGTGTAGGTGACGACGGCCGGATTCGCCTTGCTGATGGCGCTGATCGTCAACGCCGTGGCGTGCGTGGCGCCGACCTTGACCTGCACGTTGGACCAGAAGATAGGGTCGCTCATGATGTTTGCTCTCGTTGGGTGGGTGGGGTCAGGCCGCAGTCATGCGAGCTGCTCGGGTGCGGATGCGCGCGTGCGGAACGTGGCGCGCAACGTGATGACGACGAGGCCGACCGCGGCCTCGCCTTCGGTAGCCATCGCGCGCTCGATGCGGCGCAAGGTGAGCTGCACCTTTCCGACGAATGCGGCCAGCGCATCGACCGGCGGCGTCGGGTCGAACACCGCGGTCAACGCCTCGGCGCTCAGCGCGTGCAGCTCGTCGTCGAGTTCGTTCGTCGCGCGCACGTGGCCGCGCAGTTCAACCTGCAGCGCGTGCTGCTGGAACGGGTCGCGGTGCACGGTCTGCGGCTCGATGTCTTCGTCGGCTGCGACCACGCGCCACGCGGGCAACTGATCGACCGCGAGCGGCCACGCGCGCGCGGTGTAGACACCCGCGCCAAGCGTGAGACCCGTGATGCGGGTCGCCAGGGCATGCACGATCTGGCCGGCGGCGAGCACGTCTCACCCCTTCGCCAGCGTCACGCGCTGCATGCCGCCCTCGCCGATCGGCAGCACGGCGCGCACCTTGTACGTGCCGAGCGCTTCGGCCGCGCCGGTGAGGCGCGTGAGGGTCACGCTGTCGCCCTCGGCGGTGAGCGGCGCGGCATCCGGCGTCATCAGCAGCGCCGGCCGGTTCACGACGACGCCGAGGTCGGCGTCGACCACCGCGAGCGCAGGGTCGAAGACGACATTCGCGACGACCGGCGTGATCACGCCGACATGCGCGAAGCTCGCAGTCGCGTTCGGGAACCGCCGGAACACGGCAGCCGTCGCGCGGTTTTCAGCGTCGGCGAACGACACAGCCGTGTGCCCTCGAATCAGGTCGCGACCGGAACCGCCGACTCAATCAGCATCTTCACCGTCGACGACGGGTTCGCCGCCGCTGCGACGGCGATGCCGACCTGCTGTTGCGCGGTCACGGTCTTATTGACGACGCTGTTCGTCGCGTCCCAAAAGAGCCGATCGCCGACGCTGATCGCGAGCGCGCTCGTCTTGGCAATCTCGACGACGCCCTCGACGATGAATGCGCTCGGCGTGCCGCTGACCGCATCGACCGCCGCGACGCCGAACAGCGCCGCGCCGAACAGATGGCCGGTGCCAGATGCGACGGTCGCGCCCGGGTCGAGGTCGAGCACGTTGCCGTCTTGAACGAAGTTCTTCATTGCGGTTCCTTCACTGGGTGTTGAGGCGCAGCGCTGCAGTCATCACGACTCAGGCCCCGGCGTTCTTGAACAGGCCGCGGTAATCGACGGCCTTCGCGGCGAAGTCGAGGCGGCACTTGTAGGAAATGCCATCGACCTCGAACCCGACCTCGCTTTCGATCACGGGGCCGGCTGCGCCTTGCAGGTAGCAGTACTCCACCGTGTCGACTTGGCCGGTGCTCGCGGCCAAGTACCACGCGGTCGTGCTGTTCGCGTCGAGGATCGCCTCGACGATCGGTTCGAGCGCGGTGCGGCCACCGGCGCGGAACTCGTTGATGTTCGCGGCAGTGGCCGGCGTGTATTGCGCGCTCGTGTACTGATACGCGAGCTGTTCCTGCGTCGCCGGCACGATCAGGTATGACGGCGCGAGGTTCAGTTCTTCGGACTGCAGGCCCTTCTGCAGGCGCATCGCGGCGCGGCCGACGCCGAGCGACGTGACACTGATCGCAGCAGCCGAGCCGGCGAGGTTCGCGTGCGTCGCGTGGAACAACGCCACGCTGTCGGACAGCGCCGCATTCGCGGTCAGGATCGCGTACACGGTGCGGTTTTCGAGGCGCGCTGCGGAGTTGCCGAACGCGCCGACGAGGCGATCGAAGCCGCGCAGGTCGTCGTTGATCAGCGATTGGCGGGTCAGGCTGACGATGCGGCCATAGGTCAGCAGCGAGTACGTCTCTTTGCCGTCCGTCATCGCGCCGTACTTGAACTCGCCGTGCTCGTTGACTTGCAGCAGGTCAGGCGCACCGGCCAGATTCACGACGGACATCGACTTGAAGTCAGGCGCATCCGGCGCGCGGCGTGCCCAGCGCGAATAGCTCGGCACGTTTTCCTCGTAGCCCTGCCGCAGCCGCTTGTTCGCGACGTTGGCGAGCAGGCTCGCGAAATCGCTCGTGCTCAGCATCCCGCCTGAACGGAAGTTGAGAATCTGCGTCGCGAGCTGCATGCGGTCCATGCCGCGCGTGTCGATGCCGCTGCGTTCGAGGTGATCGCGGCCCATTTCCATCAGCGACATGCCGCGGTACAGCTTCCCGTTGTCGGTGAGCGTCGCTTTCGAGTCGACCCGATGCGTGAACGCTTCTTCGAGCCCGGCCATGCGGGTTTGCGTCTCGTCGCTCAGCGTGTGAACGCGCGTGACGTTGCGTTGCCCGTTGCCGGCTTGCGCATCGCGCGTCGCCAGGTCATCGAGGATCGCGGTACGCACCGCGTCGATGCTCGTGCCCTCGGTGATGTACTTCGCGATCGTTTCGGCCGGCACCGCATGACGCACGCAAATCGCGTTGATGTCGGCGACGCGTTGCCGCTCGGCAGTGGCTGCCTCGCGCGCTGCGTTCGTGACGGCGGTATTCAGCTCGGCGGCGCGTGCAGCCGCTGCGGCTTCCTGTTCGCGCTGCGCCTGGAGTTCGGCTTCGTTCATGGTGGGTGCCTTCGGAGTGGGGGCCGCAGCCCGGATGAATTCGCACGGCGCGCCGTGCGCGGGTTGGGAGCGGGAGCGGGTCGACGCATCCGCGTCGGCAGGGATCGGCACGAAGCTGATTTCCTGCGGGGTCCACGCGACCGCGCGATAGAGCGGCAGGTTCACGCCGTCGGTGCGGTCCTGCGCGCGCGTGATTTCGTAGCGCTGCACCGAGTAGCCGAACGAGACGGCGCGGATGATTCCGTCGCGGATGTCGCCGATCACGCCCGCGTGCTCGGGGTTGCCGCTCATGCGCAGCGTTGCGCGGCCTTCGCCGTCCGTGATCGAGCCGCGCACAGCGACGCCGAGGATGGCGTCGACGCCGCCGTACGCGCGGTGCCCGTCGAGCACCTGCAGCGTGCCGGCCTCGAAGCGGCTCATGTCCACCGCGTCGGTCGTGACGGCGAGTTCTTCCTCGAACAGCGTGTCGTTGAACCAGTCGTAAGCGCGACGCCGCGCGCCCGTGGTCCAGACCACATCGACGGTGCGTTGCGCTTCGTCGAAGCTCGTCGGCACGATCTGCGCTTCGCGCAGTTGCACCGGCATGTCAGCGACGGAACGGTCGAGCGCCGGGGGGCGCTGCGCCGCGCTCGGCGGCTTCGTCTTCGGCTTCGTCATGACAGCGCAATGTCTGGATTGCGCTGTCTCATTTCCAACAACGATGAGACGATTTAGCTCAGCAGCAGCAGTTCCTCGTCGCGCCGGTTGCGTGTGCGTTGAGACTTCTTCGCGGCGCGCGGCGCCTTGACCACGACCGGCGCGGCGATCGCGGCGGCGGTGATGCGCGGCGCTGCCGGCGGCGGTGGGGGTGGCAGCGGTGGCGGCTCGTCGGGTGCGAGCGGCGGCACGATCAGCACGCGACGGCGCACGCGACGGCGCGGCTCGTTGCCGCCACCGAAGACGCTGACGGGCGGCGCTGCTGGCGGTGCCGGTGCGGGCGGCTGCGCGGCGCCGCCCCAGCTATCGCCCCAGCTCAGGCCCCAGCTTGCGGCCCAGCTCGACGCCATGTCACGGCCCCCACGGGGCGCTCGGCGTGCCTGATCCGGTCACGGTCACATCGTTGACGCCGTGTATGTTCGCGTCGACCTGATTCGGAACCGTGTAGGTCAACGGGTCGGTCTTCGTCTTGACCGCGGCGGTGTCGGTCTTCACCGCGGCCACGTCGGCCGACACCGATGCGCCGGCCGGCGTGCCGAGCTTCGCGTCGAGCGCGGCGAGTGCGGCATCGAGCGCGGACACGTCGCCGCTTGAGGCGGGCGCGGCCGGCAAGTTGTCCGTCTTGGCCTTGATCGCTGCGACCTCGGTGTCGATGTAGCTCGCGATCGTGCCGAGCGTGCCGTTGACCGTGGCGAACGAGCCCGCGATGTCGCTGGCGTCGGCCGGATCGGCCGGCAAGTTGTCGGTCTTCGCTTTGATGCCGGCGAGCTGTGTGCTGTTGGCGTCAATCTCGCCGCGGATGTCGGCCGCGGTGGGCACGGTCACGGGCTCGGCGCCCGGGGTCGTGAGTTCGCGCGTCACGTAACTCCAAATCTGTTCGGCAGTGGGCGCGGTGAACGTGACGGCGATGTCTTCGGCCACATGCGCGATCAACACCTGATTCAGGCGCAGCCGGTCGCCCGTGGTCGTCGAGGTCGAGCGGAATTCGAGCGTGACGACGTTGAACGCGCCGCCGGAGTCGTCGGCATAGTCGCGCGGCAGCGGGATCGTATAGGTCGCCTCGCTCGAACGGCTCGCGAGGTCAGTGCGCGAGTTCGTCAGTTGGTCATACGCCGCGGTGCGGTCGTTCAGCGCGAACACCTCGACCGTCCGACCCGTGCCGGTGAAGTAGCCGCGCACGACGACGCTCACCGGGATGCGGCCTAGCGGCAGGTTGAACACGAGACGTTGACGCAGCCCGAAACCAGCCACTGCAGGCGACACCGGCGCCGTAATCCACAGGTTCGCGTCGTCGCTCGCGGTGTCGGCATAGCTGCCTGAGGTGTTCGAGCCGGTGACCAGCGTTGCAGAGTCGCCGACCTTCGTCGCCATGTTGCCGGCATTGGTCGCGAGACTGATGTTCGCAATGTCGGCCGAGACGCTCGCGCCGGACGGGGCGCCGAGCCGCGCATATGCGTCGCCGGTCAGGAAATCGAGATTGCCCGCGCGGGCCGAGGTCAGGCGGCCGAGTAGCGTCGTGGTCCCGCTCGTGTCGGCGCCCGCGTACGTCGAGCGACTCGACACCGCGGCGTCGAGGTTGTCGAGGTTCCCTGCACGCGTGGCTGTGAGGCGCGCGAGCAGCGTCGTCGTGCCGCTCGTGTCGGCACCGGCATAGGTGCTGCGCGTCGCGATGTCCGCGGCGATCGAGGCGCCAGCCGGTGCGCCCAGGCGCGCGAAGGCATCGCCTGTCAGGTAGTCGGCGATGCGCTTGCCGATGCTGCCCACGGTCGTGAGCGCGCTCGTCAACGCATCCCACACCGCTTGCACGCCCGCGCTGCTCAGCGCATAGCCGGCCTTGTCGTTGTTCGTGCCGACCGTGACCGCAGCCGTCACCGATGCGACGGCGCCGCCTGCATAGGTCGAGCGGCTCGAAATGTCGGCGTCGAGGTGCGCCGCGCGCGCGGTCGTGTAGTCGGCCTCTGTGTGGATCGCGATCGGGGCAATCGTCGCGCCGGCCGCGGTCGCGTCGAGCACGATGATTTCGCCGTTCATTTCGGTCGCGGTCAGCGTGAGGTAATACCAGCCCTGACCGCTTTCCTGCACGGCGTTCGTCGCCGTCGTCGGGTTCGCGCCATCCTTGCCGGTCTTCGCCGTGATGGTCAGCCCGGTGAGGCCGGCGCCGCTGGAATCGACCGCCTTGAATGGCACCTTGGCCGCCGCGTTGATCTTGTACATGGGCGAAGCCCCTTCAATGCGCGACGGGATCGCGACACCGATCGCGACGACGGTGCTTTGGAACGTCGAGTAAAACTGCCTCGCCGACGCTACCGTGGAAAAGAGCGCCGCTTGCGTGCCGGCGTTGTTGAGCGCAAACGCGGCCATGCATCACACCGAAGGCGCTGAACTGGATGACCAAGGCAGCATGACATCACCGAACTTCGCATAGGAGTAAGGAGAGCTGCCCGGAAATACAGAAGCCTGAGCAGCACCGCCGGATGCCCATAGCATGTCGGGCACGCGGCCTTTAAGCTCCGGGCTTGACGCGTCTATCACCCAGATTGGGAATCCGTTGTAGCTGGCGTCGCTGACATTGGCGGCTGTTCCATTGGTAGCGGTGATAACGTTATTCAACGTAGCGCCTGCCAAGATGGCAGGGATCGCGCATATCCACCCGGGTAGCGATGCACCGTTGTAGTTGCGACCCTTGACCATGGTGTTGGTGGAGCTGGGAAGACTTGCGGCTCCAGTTGACACGAAGCCACCCGTGCTATTGACGAGGTTGGCGCCAATGAAGAAGCTGATCGTTTGATAGTTATCGGCGCCGTGCCCCGCGGCGAGCTTCGTGACACCGAACGCAGAGTAAATCTTGCCCCCGGCGTCGATCGACTCGTAGAACCAGAAGTCGCCGCGCGTCGAGAGCATCAGGTGCACACGATGGGTCAGTGCGACGCTGTTGCTGTTGAACTGTGCGCCCGTGTAAACCCACTCGTCCGTCAGCGTCGGCCGCGCGGTCGTCGTGCCGTTCGTGCTGATCGTCTTGCCAACGATCAAGTCGCACTTGCCGTTGATGGCGTTTCCAAAGTCGACAATCAGGTAGAACGAACCGAGCGCCGAGGGCGATTGCAGCATCGCCCAGGAGCGGCCGGTGCCGCTGACCGTATCCGCCCCGAAGACCCAATCGTTCGCGGTGAACGCGCCCGAACCGCCGAGGTGCAGGCGGTCGGTCGTGTCGGCGGTGAGGTTGGGGGCGGTGCCATCGGTCGAGCCGCAGGTTCGCACGATTGACCAGTTGCCGCTGTTGCTCGCGAACCCGAGCCCGGTATTGCCGACCAGCGAGGCGAGCAGATACCACAGCTCCCACTTGCTTTGAATCGCCGCCGTGGAGGCGCTTGCGACCGCGCGATTGACATCCGATGCCCAGGTGAGTTCAGTTGCCATGCGTCATATCACTGGTAGTCGGTTTCGGTGCGCTTGATTTCCTGCGTCTTGGGGTCGCGCTCGACGACCTGTACGGCGCGCTTCGGATGCTGCACGGTCACCTGCGGCGCGGGCACGTTGACATGCACGTCCCCGACCTTGACCTCGGGCGTGTGGATGTCGGCGCGCACCATGCCCTCAGGCATGTGCACGTGCGTGTCACCGGCGCGCACTTCCATCTGCGGCTGCGTGATGTTCACGTGCAGTTCGGGCAGCTCGCGCGGCTCGCGGTCGTGTTCGCCGCGCTGCGTCTTCTTTGCGCCGGGCACCGGGTCTTGCGACACGTTCGGGTCTTCCGACTGATCGGCCACGCGCAGCGAGCCCTTTTGCAGGAAAAACAGGATGTCGAGCACGCCGAGTTCCTTGAGCGTGTCGAAATCGCTCTTGATTTCGGCGAACACCTTGGCCGGGTTTTCACCGCGCGCGCGCAGCTTCGCGCTCAGGCTCGACAGGCCGGTCGCGACCTGCAGCGCGTCAGCCTGGGCTTCCTGCTGCGGGTTCACGTAGTCCCATTTCGGCGTGTCGTACTCGATGCCATAGATCACGTTGGCCGGCACCTTGCCGGCGTCGATCGCAGCGCGCACGAACGCGTCGCCGACCGCTTGACACAGGCGCGGGATAAGCACCATCCATTGCGTGTGCTCGACCAGCCGGCGCACATCGGTTTGCCGCATGCGCGCGCTGCTGAACGTCGCTTCGGTCATGTCGCCGGTGACGGATTCATAGGTCACGCCGAGCGCGGCGGTGATGATGTGCAGGTGATGCTTGATGTCTTCGACGTGGCCGGGCGTGGCCTTCGGGTCGATGAACGTGATTTCGTTGCCGGCCGGCAGCTCGGTGATGCTGCCGCTCGCCAGCTCGCCGAGGTCGCCGGTACGCCGCGCGAGTGCCGCATCGGCCTCGCCGTTCGCGCCGGTGCTGCCCTGCTGAAACTCGTTCGCCATCGCTGCGGCGTCGCCGCTGACCAGCACCGACAAGCGCGCTTCGAGGTTCTTGCGCGCGAGGTGCGCGTCTTCGAGCAATTGCGTGTCGCGGGTGCGCGCGATGATCGGTGCGAGTCGCGTGATGCCGCGCGCCTGCCCCGGTCGCTTCGGGTCGTACAGGTGAATGATGTTCGCCGCCGGGAGGCGCTTGCTGAAATTGCGGAAGCCGCGCAGCAGCGTCGAGTCGCCCGGGTGTTGGTCCCACAGCCAGTAAGCCGCGACGCGCCCGAGCGGGTCGTACTCGATCCCTTCGATCACGACATTACCCGCCGGTACGTCAGGGCCACCGCCGAGCGTCGTGTTCTTCGTGCTGTCGAGCCAGTCGATTTCGAGCAGTTGAAGCTGCAGCGGCACGGGCAGCCGATCCTCGGGCCGGCGCTGGCGCAGCCGCACGAGCACCTCGCCATCCTGTTCCATCGCGCGATAGCTCGCGGCCTGCATGCCGTACACGTCGAGGCGCCCATCGGCATCGGCCACCGGCACCCATTGCGACCACAGCGTATTGAGCCGGTCGCTTTGCACGCCGGTGAACCGCAGCATGATCCCGGTCCCGATCACGTTCGCGACGAGCGCATCCATACCGGCGGCGATGTAAGGCACGTTTTGCACGAGCGCGCGCGCCTTGTTGCGCAGCGCGGTCGCGTCGCCCATGTGGTCGGCCTGGGCGCTGGCACCGGCGCGGCGCGGGCGCCACGTATCACGCGGGCTCGCCGCCTCATAGGCGCGCTGCAGTCGCGAGCGGTCGATGATGCGGCGCAGCCCGCGCGACGGATCAATCGCGCCGATCAAGCGGTCGAGCAGGTTGGCCCGCGCGATCACGATCAGTCGCCCCGCGACGTGGTGAAGCGATAGCGGAACGCGCCGGTCGGGCGCGATGCCGCGGTGATGAGCTGATTCGCGATGAACTCGCGGCGCGCCTTCAAACCCTCGAAGCTGTCGAACGTGACCTCGCGGCCTTCGAGCACGACCTTTAGCTCGCTCGCTGCAATGGCGCGGTCAAGGGCGGCGATGTCGGCTGCGGTGAAGGCCATAGGCGCGCACGCTATGCACCCGGCTGTCTCATTTCCATTAGCCGTGAGACTGATTGATCAGTCGCGGCCGGGTTGCTTGAGCAGCCGATACACCGTCGCGCGGCTGATCTGCAGCACCCGCGCGACCTCGGTCGCGTTGCGGCCGTCGAACAGCCGCGCGACTTCGACCGCGAGCGCCTCGCCGGTGAGGTTGCGCTCGCGCACGTACGCGCTTTGCTTGCCGAACTCGCTGCGAATCGCGCGCTCGATCGGCGTGCGTCGGTCGGCAATCTCGGGAATCTGCGCGACGACGTAATCGAAAATGCGGTCGATCAGGTCCGGGTCGTTCATGCGCGGCGGCGCGAACTGCAGCACCGCCGCCGGCTTCGCGGCCTGGTGCTCGTGCTGCTCGACCTTGCGGCGTGCTGCGCGTGCCATGCTGCTCACCATTCCCGCAATGAGTTCCGCGCGGGAAGGATGCGCGGCGGTGGCATCGGTGATGACGGCAGCAGCGCTGGCACCGCGGGCGTGCTCGCGCGTTCGCTCTGCTGCCGCGCGGTCGCGATGCGGCCTTCCCATTTCGACCAGTCCCCTTCCTTCCATCGGTCTACCCCCACGAAGTGCGCCGCCGCCAGCGCGTACACGGCGCAGTCGAGCGCCTCATTGCGCCGGCCCGGCGGCTTGAGCCATTCGAGCTTCGCGTGTCCCTTGACGTAGCGCGTCACGAGCCGCTCGGCGGTGAGCTGCTCGAACACTTCGGGGGTCATGTGCTTGGACAGCAGCACGAACCCGGGGCCGGGCTCGGCGTTGCGCAGGCGCCCGTAAAACTCGGCCTTCGCGGTGTCGCTGCCGACCGGCCACAGCTTGACGCCGCGTTTGACTTTCTGCCCGCGCCAGTCGACATCCTGATCGGTCGGCTTGCCGAGCACTGCCTTGTTTGATTGGCTCTGGCCCTTGACCGCATGCACGTGTTCGCTGCGGTGCGCGCGCGCGTAGCTGTACACCGCTTGCGTGTGATGCCCGCCGCTGTCGACCATGCACGCGAGCAGCGGCACGACAGCGCCGCTCGCGTGCAGCACGTCTGTGCGGCGGTGCTCGGTCAGTGCAGCCCACGGTGAGTGCGGCTCGCTTTCGGGCAAGGCCGGGTCACCGTACAGCACGGCGCGGTCGACGAGCTGCCGGCGCATCCCGCGGCCCCAGGCCCAGAGGTACGCCTCGAGCCGGTCGCCCTGCACGTCGACACCCATCGTCATGACGCAGTGATCCCACTGCACGACACGCATCGGGATGTCGGCGGCGCGGCGCATCAGCTCGTGCAGGTTCGCGCGGTCGCCCTGTTCTTCCCACGTCTCGGCGAGCGATGTGTTGACGAACGTTTTCAGGCGCGAGACATCGCCCGAGCGCGCCGCCTCGTTCGCCTTGAGCCAGTCCTCGACCACCATCGCCCATGACTTCCAGCCGATCGGGCTGTACAGCTTCGACAGGTGGAAGCCCGCGACGAGGCCGCGTTGCGCGCCCGGGCTCTCGGCGATCCAGTGGCCTTCGGCAAGCATGGCTGTCTTCGACTGCTGCTCGCGGATCGCGGCGGCGCAATGGCGGCACACGTACACCGCCGTCTCGGGCCGCGCGATGCCGCCCTCGGTCTTGAGCCACTTGATGCCGTACTCGACATCGCTGCCCCATACGAGCACCTGCAGCGCGCCGCAGTGCGGGCACGGCACGTGATAACGGCGCTGATCGCTCGCGAGGTATTCGGCCTCGATGCGGGAGAAGTCGCGCAGCGTCGGCGTCGAGCACAGCAGCAGCTTGCGGTTATGGAAGTTCGACATGCGTTCCCACACGAGCGCGAGCGGGTCGCCTTCGCCGTCCACGTCCAGCGGATAGCCGTCGATTTCGTCGCAGCCGACGAGCCCGAGCGGCTTCGATGCCAGCGAGCGCGCGCTATTCGCGCCGGCCCAAAAGAGCGTCGCGACGCCGTGCTCGATCTCTTTCGTCTGCCATGTGTTCGTTTGGCTGCGCGATTTCGGGTCGGGCATCTTCACGGCGATTTCCGGCATCGCGCGTGCGGTCGGCGTGAAGCGCTGGCGGCTGTGATCCTTCGCATCGTTCAGCGTCGGCTGCACGATCATCATGTCGATAGGCGACAGATGGATGCGCTTGTACAGCGAGTTATAGAGCACCTCGCTTTTCCCGAGCTGCGTCGCGAACTGCATCACGACCTTTTGAACCGGGTCTTCCGGGTCCATGCAATCGAGCGGCTCGCGCAGGTACGGCGTGCGCGAGCAGCGCCAGCGCCCGGGCTCTGGCCCCTTGACGATCTGCCGGTAGCGGTCGGCCCATTCCGAGCCGCGCATCACCGGCGGCGGGCGCAGGTAGTCGCGCAGGATCGTCGCGACGAACGTCGCCGGGTCGCGTGTCGTGAAGGCTTCGCGCGCACCCATCACGCGGCCTCGGTGAATTGCGTGAGCGCGGTGCGGACCTCGCCCATGATCGTGCGCTTGATCGTCTCCATGTCGACCATGCCGACCAGCATCGGCGCGAGGCGATCGGGCAGGCGCAGGAACTGATCGCGCACGACGATGATCTGTTTGGCGAACTCGGCGCGCACCGCGTCAGCGTCGACGAGCCGGCCGACCTCCTGCTCATACCTGAGCTGTGCGAGCTTCGCGTCATAGACCTCGCGCGCAGTGCGTGCTTGGTTGTAGGTGGCGTTACGGCTTTGTTGACCTGGTGGTTCGCTGTCGGTGGTCAGTGGCGCGGCAGCGTCGATCGACACCGGAGCCGGCGGCGGCGCTGGCGTGGCGTGATGCAGCAACCCGCGGCGCGGTGGGATGTAGCCCTTTTCCGGGCTGCTGCTCTCGGCGATGAGCGCGACGCTGCGCGCCACATGCACCAGCTCGCGCCCATCTGCGCCGGTGACCATCACGAGACGCCCGGCGACTTTCCACCGATGCGCTTGGCTCGGGTGGCAGCCCTGCATCGCGGCGAACTGGCGCAGGGAGACGGCATCGGGCTCAGCCATCAATGCCAGCCGCCAGCGCGGATGATTGGAGCGTCCGGGTCGGAGTTGAACCGCCCAGGCCGGCGGGGTGCGCCGGCTCCTGCCCTTTCGGACGCGTGGGATATGGTAGTGCGAGCGGTGCAATCTGTGCACGCATCGCTGCATCGAGCGGCATCAAGTAGCGATGCTTTCCCGGTGTTGGCCGCTTCTTGGCGCCGATCGGTACAGGCAGCCGCGGCGCGCCATAGTTCACGCCGGTGTAGGCGCGGCGCTGCAGGCGCTTGCCATGTAGCACGAACTCATAGGCCGGGTTCGACATCCCGCTATAGACCCAGCCGCCGGCCTGATAGATACCGCCGTGGTGGCCGGCGAGCGGATCGGCGAACGACACGACCAGCCGCACACCGGGCGATTGTTTCTTGAGCATGCGCAGCGCGACAGCGACGATTTTCGATACTGGCGTGACGTGCTCGGTCAACGCGATCCGCACGAGCTCGCAGCATTCCAGCATGCTCAGCTTGTACGGCGCGCCGAGGCGTGGGGTCGCGCCCCATGAGAAAAGTACGACCCCGATGAACTTGCCGTTCTCCCATACGCCGACGCGGACGGTCTTCGCGACTGGCAGGCTCTTTGCGTAGTGCCAGTGCTTGCAGGCGTAGCTCGCGGCCTTGCCGCTGGCCCAGTCCATCCGCAGGGTGGGCTTCGCGCTCATGGTCAGAACTCATGCCCGCAGTTCGGGCAGACGTGCATGGTCTTCTCATCGAGCCGGCCCTGCTCGCTTTCGGCCACCGGCTCGAACTGCGGCACGGCTTCGAGCATGCGCGCGAGCGTGTCATCGTCGAAGCCGATCACGCCGAGGTCGAAGCCGTCGAGGTTCAGCGCCCCGATTTCGGTCTGCAGTAGCTGCTCGTCCCATCCTGCATTCAGCGCGAGCTGATTGTCGGCCAGGATGTACGCGCGGCGCTGCGCCGGGGTCAGCCAGCCGACATCGAGCGTCGGCACTTCATCGAGGTCGATCGACGCGGCGGCGAGCACGCGCCCGTGGCCCGCGATGATCCCGCTGTCGGCGTCGACCAAGACCGGATTGACAAACCCGAATTCGCGAATCGACCGCGCAATCTGCGCGATCTGCTCGGGCGAGTGCGTGCGCGCGTTGCCCGCGTATGGGGTCAGGTCGGCGATTTTGCGCATGACCACGCGATCAAGCATGCCTGCCGCGTGGGGTGTTCCATGTGTTCCGCTACTCTGTTCCATGTGGGACACCCTTGTTCAC